GGGCCACGCGCGACTACTCCTGAGTGATGCAGATACACTATCTCGACCACCGTTGAATACATTCTGTTACGACCCAAGGGTCCGTACACTCGTCGCCTTCCAACACACCAGAGGACTGATCCCTCACATTTAGTCTGCATTTCTCGAATCAACGAGGGGCACTACACATGTAAAGAATTCAGAACTCCGTAGCATCGGAGGACTAAGAGGACGTTGTAACATCAGTCAACGTTCGTTAGGTGCACTGCACGACCAAGTCGTGCGATTTGTCATCTACCAAAGTTCTCCAGCCACAAATTCCGTCCAGTCCATATCTTCGTGGACGTACGGTGAAAAGTGGCGCGACGGCCTCTCGTACCGAGAGACAATCGGGGTAACGGGATGAATATTCGAGGCGAGCAAAGCTAGTAGACCCGGTTTCGGGCCAAAGCAACGCTTCGATGCAAGTTTCATCCACCAAAACCCTAGACGTGCAAAACTCCGATCGAGAGCGAATTCTCGCTCTGTCGGACTCAGATCTTCTGACAGAAATGCCTTGATACACGCGATGGAATTTGCAAGTTCCTCATCGTATTTGGCCTCAGAGTAAACCCGTGGTACTCCGATATATTTCTGTGCTGCACGTCTTATCGCAAATTCTTTGTCTGGTTTTACGGGAGGGGGGCAATGATTTTCTGCCACACAATACCCGATAACCATCATGTCAAGCGACTCAGGCCGCCACCGCCGGGAGTATTCGGTTTTACACTCGAACACCTCACCGGTCTTAAGCAGCGACTCAAAGGCAAAGTATCGTTTCACATCGTCACCATCACTTTCAAGTGAGACGTGAGGACGTTTCGTAAAGACGGGTAAACCCAACCCTCCGAAACGTTTTGGAACGAACCAACCTAAGTTAGCCGCGAGCCGTTTGAACGACTCCGCATGATACGACATATAATTTGCAAACAATTTTTCTTGCATCTCTTCAGGGCAACACCGCAACAGGTCGTGTGCTCGCGATGAAGAGTTGATGACGTCCTCGAGGGTCATTTGTATTTTGTGGATCAGTGGCCTCAACAGCCAAGACGGTGTTACCGTCCTTCCCTTTTTCACAAAGACCTCGGAACTACTACGCCCCATACCGTAGAATAAGCCCATATTTACAAAACGCACCATTGAAAGGTGTGTTAACACGGTTCGAGTTCCACGACCTGAACGGTCGGGAACCTCGATCTCGTGTTCGGCTTGTTCACGGACGAAGTTACGTGAGTTCATCTGGATGATTTCATCAGACAAGAAAAACTTCCCAATGGACGGCGATAATCCATGGTACGCTGCAATCAACTCCCAAACTGGCAAAGCCGAACGTTTGAGTTTGAAGACGCAGTCATCACCATTGATAAGCATACGCAGATCGCGTAGACTAATCCACCGTCCATGATCACACTCCAGTGTCCACCTACACACAACCGCATTCGCGATACAAAGTATAGGAAATGACACTACGGAGCCCATCAACTGTCCCCAGCGTTGCATACGCCACTCGTCCGAATCTGGATCCCTCACGGCATGGCCAGTGAGAGCTTCGATCATTAGACGATGTAGCCATAGTGGCAAACCGCAGGTCTCAGCTATCGCATCAGCGATAAGTTCTGAGAACCACGGCGCTAGGTTATCTGTTGCAGCGGAGTAATCCCCCGACAAGTAAGCCTCATGTTCGCGCAAACCCCCACCGAGCACATTATGAATGTGTTCCTCGGTGATGGGCGTACCGATCAATCCAAAAATAGGATGTTCGGACAGACGCGACCACATGAACTTTTGCAGCGGAGCAAGCAGGAAGTTTCGTAAACCATTCCCCTTGGTAATGGTACGGACTTTTAAAGCCTCGCTCAACGCAACTATGTCGACAAGATTATTCCATGGACTCATGGAGCCAACCCCATCAGGTGGTACTTTGTACTCACAATATGAATCAACCATATGTTGATACAACGTGTCGTACTTTTC